AGAATGACTCTTCACCTTCAGAGATGATAATGGTGTCTATAAAGTCATACTCAAGTAAATGTTTTGTTCCTTGAGGACCACCAAATTCAATAATACAATCTGGATACTTCTCTTTGATTAATTTAGCTACATGTAAATTATAGCGTTCATTCCAAATATAACAACTAAACGCACATATTGCTGGATTATCTAAACGATCTAATATATCTGCTGGATCTTCTCTTCTGAATATAAACTCTTTTAATTCAAAGTTATCTGTAATATCTTTGAACTGACTACAATAACTCCATAGACACCCTACACTATAAGGCAACCAGTAGGTGTCTTCTTTTCTTATTTCCACAGCATACTGTGGTTGGAACATATAGACGTTCTTCATGGTTTTATTAGTTTGTTTTTTAAAAGATTCTTTCTTTTAAGAACCCATATATCATCACGTTCTTCATCACTCCTAGGATTATCTATAATATAAAACTCTTTATCATGCATAATTGTGAATGGATATTCTGTTTTTGGATCATAAACAGTTTTTTGTTGTAGTTCAAATAATGATTTAGATACAGGTAAAATAGATTTTACAAAATCAAATACTTCAGTCTTATTATTCCAGAATAAATCAAAGTCGGTTCCCATACTTAATTCTAAAAGATGACCTTTATCTTTATCAGATATTAACTGACCCGTAGTTAGGTAAGTGGTAACTCTTTTTTTAATTTCCTTAAAATGATTTCCAAATAAACCAGTATCATTCCTTAGACATTCAAACATATTATCATAGTACTCTCTATATGATAAATTCGAGTATTCAGATAAGACATGAGTAAATCCATTAATATGGAACATTATAACCATCCAAGCATATAGATATGATTCAATCATATCCTCAGTTGTCATACTATCTGTTTGATTTACAATCTCAACTATTTCTTTAATAGAGTCTTCTTTATTAGTGAATGAGACATAATCTGTGGCATTAACAACTTTAATTCCATACTTCTCTCTATTGAGATTTAATTCTGTGTTACCAAATACCTGACAGAACCATATGTCAATGCTATCTTGACCAGCCTCAAGTAACTCACATAATCCAGTTTTCCATGATTCTACTGTCTCTTCTGGAAGACCAAGAATCATTTCTGTATATACATTAACACCTTTTTCTCTTGCCTTCTTAACAAATTTTTTTGCCTTTTCTATTGTATTGTTTTGTCTTCTAATTGCTTTTAGAGTTGGTGAGTTCATACTTTGAACACTCATAGTCACCCCTCTTCTATCATATGGACCTAATGCTTTACTAATATCAAAGATAACATCAGTAGAATTTTTAGTGTATTGTACTGTAAGATCATCTATAATTGCTAATGGATGGTCTGCTGCCTTTCTAAGCATCCTTGCAATTAGTAAATCCCTGTCTTTAAATATTCCAAAGTTTGCATCTGCCATCATTAGGAATCCTACTTTATGAGTAGACATCCAGTTAATATCTGCTTCTACTTGAGTAAGATCAAATTTTTTAATCTTATCCATCCATGTACCCCAGTCACAAAAGGTGCAGTGATGAGGACATCCTCTAGTAGATTCTACTAATGTAGCCCAGTGATAATTAGGATTATCTTTTACGATTTTATCTAATACACCAGAAGTATATGGACTTTCATACGTAACTTCCTTTATTTGTTCTCTCTCATAAATCTCTTTTATGTGACATGAATTTTTAATTCTATTGAGAATATCAACAATAGGTTTTTCACCTTCACCTAAGATTACACAGTCAATAAAATCATTCTCTATTAAACCTCTAGTTGATTGAGGTCCACCAAATTCAATAACACAGTCTGGAAATTTATTTTTAATTAGTCTGGCAAGATATAAATTATACTGCTCATTCCAAATGTATGTACTGAATACACATAATACTGGATCATCTATCCTATCTAAAATCTTAAAAGGATCTTCTCTTTTAAATATAATCTCACCTAATTCAAAACCTTCAGTATGTTTAGATGCATAACTCCACAGACATCCAGCAGCATAGGGTAACCAATAGTTCTCTATACCTTTAATGAATATTGCATGTTGTGGTTGAAATAAGTAGACTTTATTAGACATTAATCGTCTTCTGTTTCTTCAATGTAGAATCTACCATCATTGACAAGATGTGCTATTGCATCATCATTGTCTGAACGTGTGTTAAACGGTCCAGGATAATCTGTATCAATTTTAGACATTTTATCAGGTTTCTTGCTTCCCATGTTCGTATTCATTATATCACATGATATATTTAGACTAAATAGATAGGTAAATTAATGTTAAAGACAATGGATGAACTATTGGATATGGTTGTAAATGATGCGTCACCAGCAGAAGTGACTGATAAAATCAAAGACATCCTTTACACAAAATCTTCAGAAAAGATTGAAAATCTTAGACCTGATATCAATACTACGTTCGTAAATAGTGGTGGATCAGAGTCCGCTGATGTGGTTGGCGAAGAGTAAATCAATAAATAATAAATAAAGCGATTAATTGATCCGATGAAACTCATAAGAGAAGAAATTGAATCTGTTGAAATTATCACTGAAACGGTTGGTGGTAAGAAGAATCTTTTTATAAAAGGTGTATTCCTTCAAAGTGAAATGGTAAACCGCAATGGTCGGTTATATCCATTTAACATAATGGAAAAGGAAGTCAACAGGTATAACAAGGACTACGTTCAAAAAGGACGTGCTCTTGGTGAATTAGGTCACCCAGATGGACCTACCGTAAACCTCGACAGAGTATCACACAAGATCACTGATCTTAGGCAAGAAGGTAAAAACTTCGTTGGTAAAGCTCAGATCTTATCTACACCTATGGGTAAGATTGCAGAATCACTATTGAAGGATGGGGTAACTTTAGGAGTATCTTCTAGAGGTATCGGTTCTTTAAGGGATAATACCAAGGGTTATAAAGAAGTCGGTGAAGACTTCATGTTAGCTACTGCTGCAGATATAGTCGCTGATCCATCTGCACCTGATGCCTTTGTTCAAGGTATTATGGAAGGAAAAGAGTGGGTTTGGGATGGTGGACTCCTAAAGGAAAGACTCGCTAATCAAACACGAATTAAAATAGAACGTGCAAGTAGGGCAAGAGATTTAGAAGAACAAAAACTTGGTTTATTCCAAGACTTCCTAAACTCCCTATAGAATATATACATACAAATTTTAATATTGTATAAATAAATATAGATTTCTACTCATAAGAAACTCGGAGAAAACTCAAATGTCTAGTGACAAAAACTTACAGGAAATGGAAGCGGGCACGAAGCAATCCTCGACAGCGGTCAATTCTGGCGCAAGTGCTGGCGATCCAATGCCTAAGCTCACCACTGGGGGAACACCTCAGTCATGGGAAGACCTAGGCGGTCCTTCACCTACTAACTACAAACCTGATGACAATTCAGCTGCGCTGAAAACACCTGGTTCTACACTTAAGCAAGTTAAGGACGTAGTTACTAACCGTAAAGGTAAAAAAGACGGATCATCACCTGCTGATGTTGGCGTTGGTAAAAAGTTGAACAATGTTCCAGAGGAAGAAGAAGTGAAACTCGAAGCCGATCAGGAAGTTGTCGCAGAAGACGAAGTAACAACAGACGAAGTTGTTGCTGAAGAAGAGTCAACCGAGACTGAAGAAGTCGTTGCTGAAGAAGAAGCAACTGATGCAGAAGAATCTGCTGAAGTAGTTGCTGAAGCAGAAGCAGAAGAAGAAGAGTTAATCGACGTTGAAGAAGACGTTGCTGCACTTCTAGATGGAGAAGAACTCAGTGAAGAGTTCCAATCTAAAGCTCGTACAATCTTTGAAGCCGCTCTCAGATCTAAAGTATCTGAAGTTAAAGAAGCGATGACAAAGAATTTCGAGGAGACTTACGAGTCTAAACTAGTAGAAGAGGTAGATGCAATTCGTGGTTCTATCACAGAACGAATTGATTCCTATCTTGAGTATGTTGCTGATGAATGGGTTCAAGAGAACCAATTAGCAGTCGAGTCTGGTCTTAAAGCAGAGATGACTGAATCATTCTTAAGCGGCATGAAAAAGCTTTTTGAAGATCATTATGTACAAATCCCTGAAGATAAATATGATGTCCTTGAGAATATGGTAGAAAAACTTGATGATATGGAAACCAAACTCAACGAACAGATCGAGAAGAACATCACATTGAATAAGAGACTCGCTGAGTCTGTTGCTCAAGAGATATTCTCCGAAGTGTCTGAAGGTTTGGCACTTTCACAAAAAGAGAAGCTTGCTTCCTTGGCAGAGAGTGTTGAGTTTGAAAGTGACGCAGAATATCGTGAGAAGTTGGAGACATTGAAGGAATCTTATTATCCTTCTAAAGGAAATTCTCCACAGGCAAAAACTGAAACCCTTTCTGAGGGCGTAGATGTTGCTGATGAGTATAGCTCACAGTCAATGAATGCCTATCTAAAGACACTTTCAGGATTAGCTAAGAAGTGAATTTAATATTATTAATTCAAACAAAAAACACATTTAGGTAAACAAGCAAATGTTTCAATCAGAAGCACTGCAGGAAAAGTGGGGTCCAGTACTCGACTATGACGGTCTAGAGAAAATCGAAGACTCTCATAAGAGAGCTGTTACCGCAGTCTTGCTAGAAAACCAAGAGAAATTTTTAAGAGAGCAATCAGCATTCTCAAACGGA